ATCTACTTGGTCATTGAATTTATGGATGGTGTATTATCTGCCATTATGTCGATTATGGCACTCATTCAATGGATAAAAAATCAATTAGGCGGTATTTTTGCAACACTGTATACAAAAATCGTTTATTTTATTATTCCATTGATAGAAATCGTCATTCATATACGTGACATGATGGCAAAAATAAATGGGGTAGCTACTGCGGCTTTATTTACTGTAATGAATATTTACAATACAACCATTTCTGGTATTTTGAACATTATGACCATTTTGAATAATATTTTAATTGCAACAATTGCCATCATGTTAGCACTGATTGTACTGGCATTTATATTGATTCCAACACCTGCATTCCCTCTTGGATTAGGAATATATGTTACGGGATTAACTATCATGACTTCATTTGTTGTTCCAGTGATTGTAATGTATGCGTTGATGCAGGCATTTACCCAAGAAGTCTTTCGTACGACGGCACCACAAGGACAAAAAACACCCAAAATAAAAAAACGTAAATAAGTATGTGTTATCGATTTGAATTGTTTGAATTTGAAGATGGATTGTTTAAAAATGTAGATGCAACCTACATTCTTCATTTAGAAGGGAATGGTAGATTAGACGATATCTATGAACAATTAAAAACGTATCATCCATCAAATAAGGTGTACATTGTTTATAACAAGGGATATAAAAAGTGTGAAAAAAATTTAGAAACACAAACACCTGGACATGATATAATACATGCAAACATAACTGTATTTGAACATGCACAACAGTACAAACACATTTTGGTACTAGAAGATGACTTTCTATTTTCACCAGAAGTCACGAAGCATGCGAAACACGTAGATACCTTTTTAAAAAGAGATACGCCTTTTGTGTATCAGTTAGGTTCATGCCCATATTTCGCGTTTCCTATTGATATGCATCATTATCGTGTTTATGGTGTATTAGCACATGCAAATATTTATTCCAGTAAGGCAAGAAAGGCCATTATGGATGATAAAATAACAAATATAAATTTAAAAGGACTGGATGATTATTTATTAAAAATTTTACCGTTGTACATGTACTATAAACCACTTTGTTATCAAACATTTCCAACAACAAATAATAAAAAAACATGGTTTATATTTGAGGATTGGAGATATTACATAGCACCTATCATTAAATTCATAACGAATACTTTTATTAACTTGACAAATCTAGAGAATGAACCAGAACCTGGGTTTTCTATCATCTATTTTATAGCCAAGATGATGCCATTACTTTTGCTTTTCGTGATATGGCGTTTATTTCGTGCATTTAAAAAACATAAATAAAAATAAAAATAAAAGTAAATAAAAAAATAACACAGAAAATGTATACATAATTGTATATCCAGGTTCTACTTTTTTATCTATATTTAACAATTGTATTAGTATATTTAAAATAATGCCAGCATTTTTTTTCCATAGTTTAGAATTTTCTGTATCTGGAAATAATTGATAGCATAATGGTTTATGATAACCATACTTTACAGAACATAGTAAATGATACACATCCCAATCTTTTATGAGTTTTAATTTTTCTTCATCTAACAATACACGATTGCGAAGTTGTTCCGTATAAATACATGCATGCATACCCGTTGACATTATAACTCTAGAATGTTTACCTGGCAAACGAAGATACGGTAAACATCCCAAATAATAAAGCATATCCTTTTCTTCCATAAAATCGGCTATTTCTTTTTGAATGGTATCACATTTTATGTCTGGATGAAATTGAAAATCATCTTCTAGTACTACTATATTCTTATACTTTTTAAGATTTGCGTCACGAAATACTGTAAGAAATGCATCGATTAAATCAATGGCTGGTGCATTTTCATGCAAATTTTTTTCACATTTTTTATAACCCTTGTTATAAACGATATATACTTTACGACTAGGATGATATTGTTCAAGTTGTTCTTGTATTTGAGGCAATCGTCCATTTCCTTCCAAATGAAGAATGTAGGTCGCGTCTACATCTAAAAGACCGTTGTCATAATTATATTCTTCCATTCGATAACAATTCATATATTTTAGGAAAATATATTTGTCTATACTATGAAGTCAAGAATGCTCCTATTGGTGTTTTTCTTTTTACTTGGCATCATAGGTTTTAGTTTATGTTCTTCCTGTTTTAAGGAAGGATTTGAGGCCGTGACGCAATGGAAACAATCCGGTGAATTACCTTGGGATGGCCCTTATTCTTTACCCAATAAGGCACCCGAACCCGATGGCATGTTTTTATTTGCCAATAATAAGTCCAGCCCTGAATGTTGCAAAGCCTCTACGTATTCTACCGGAAATGGCTGTGTATGCACGACCCCAGAACAATTACAATTTTTAAACACTCGAGGTGGCAATCGTACCGTAGAAGATGGATTTTAAACTCGCTTCATTATCTTACGTATACTGCGCCCCTTTTGTACACGTTTTAATCCGTAAAAGAAGGAAGCCGGTACAAGCACGTCTAATGCCGCTTTACCAAGGGATGCAAGTGTGAAGTTACCGCCGCGCCTTTTTTGTGTTCTGTTGTTTCGTGTCATGTTATTAACGAAGAAAATTTTTTTTATAAAGTTGAACTATTAAAATGCTCGTGGCTACAATATTAAGAAATAAAAGACAATAAAGAGCCCAAAGATACGGTTTACATTTTTCTAAAATAATATCTAAAACGGGAACTAACATTTGCTTAACCTCTTCACGCTTAAATACATTTAAACATTGATTCAACATATCCTTGTTTTTTATTTTTTTATGCGTGCATTTTGCATATAAAATATAAAAAAGAAAAATATGATACATCACGCTACCAATGATTTTGATTTTAAGAGTCTACATTTAGGCTCTCCTACGGCATTAGCTGGTGGTTCTTTTTACACAAAGCTAAACTACAGTATGAAAGATGAGCCTTTGTATGTATACACGCCTACTTGTACGTCCAAGGGTGTAACCAAAGGGTATTTAGATTTTTTATTTACATCAGCCAATTCTAATTTTATTCAATGGATGAATGATTTAGAAGAAAGACTACAGACTCTTTTATTTGAAAAAAAAGACCATTGGTTTGTAGGAGATGACATGGAATTAGAGGATATACAAAACGCCTTTATACCATTGTTAAAAGTAAAAGGGAATCAATACATGGTTCGTGGGAACCTTCAAGGAAAACATTTTAAGGAAACGATACAAGTGTACAATGAAGATGAAATACCGGTGCCTCTTACGAATATTCAGGAAAATTCACAATTGATTTCTATTTTAGATATTTCAGGTATTAAATTTAATCAAAAATGTTTCCAAGTGATGATTCATGTACGGCAAATCATGGTTTTACAAAAAACATCCTTTACGAATTGTTTGATTAAACATAAAGTTAAGGATAAACCAGAAGTAAAAATAGACGTATTGGATACCATTACTTTAAAATCACCGAATGAGGTGTACCGAACTGCTTTAGAAAAAGCAAATGCCATGAAAGAAGAAGCGGAAAGAGCAAAAGCCATTGCTGAAGAATTAAGAATAACGTATGAATTAGAAGAATAAATTTTATGTTTTCTAATATATGAACCTTGGAAAAAATGGAGAACTTCTTTTAGTGATTGCGGGTTTAGTTGTTTTAGGCATTTTTATATGGAAAAGTGGTTCTCAAAAAACCAAAGATACCATGGTTCTCGGTTCTACGCAAGGCTGGAACCCTGCACCACTTTCTTTAGGAGAAGACAATTATGCTCAAGCCAACGGTGTAAAGACAACTACTTATGGTGCAAAGGCTGCCAAATTAGACGACCCTACTGCTCTCTTACCGAATGATACCAATTCGCAATGGGCATCACTCAATCCTCAAGGAGGAGGTATGTTGAAGGGGGTCAATCTTCTTCAGGCAGGCTCTATGATTGGTATCAACACGGTTGGCTCGACCATGCGAAATGCCAACTTACAGTTACGGTCTGAGCCACCTAATCCTCAAGGAAATGTAGGCCCTTGGAATAACTCGACCATTGAGTATGATGTGGTTCGCCAACCTCTAGAGATTGGTGGCGCACCTTAAATCTATACTTTATAGTATGAAGTGGATTCATCTTGGTGATATGATAGCAGCACCTTTTTTTGCCCTACTATGCTTTTATTTTTATCGAATCGAAGAAAAAACGACCTTTGAAAAAATTTTATTTGGTTTTTCCATAGGTGGATTGATAGCGGACGTTTACTTTACGTATCATTATGTTTATAAAAAAAGAATATAAATACGTTTCTTGTTATCATGCCATGAACGAGTTGTACAATTGGAATCTATATACCAAGAATGGTTACCTCTATTGTGAGGGAGAGTGGTACAATGGCAAGGGATGGATTACCAGTGCCATTCAATCGATGAGTACGGGACCCGCATACTACATCATTTGGACGGAGAATTCGATTTATTATCTCTATTGGTAAGTATGAAGAGTAACAGAAAAAAGTTTTATGACGCAAAGAAAAAATATACGAAATGTGTGCGTAAACATTGCAACGTAAAGAGAATCAATCAAGATGAAAACATGCGGTGTGTTTTAAAAAAGTATCGTAAAGAAGACCGCGATTATTCATTGGCAGCTTTTTTATAAATACAATACATGATATCTAAAAAATTACACGGTTATAAATCTCAAGATAAGAAATTTGAGATTTATAGTGAGTTCCATTTTATCAAAGAAGCAGACGTAGTACAAAAGTTGAAGGAGTGTGACCACACTTGCTACTATTGTAAAGAAAAGGTTCTCATGGAATATGGTAAACGTGACCCAAAACAATGGACACTAGACCGTATGGATAATACCATGGGACATAATACAAACAATGTACTCATTAGTTGTTTGGCGTGTAACTTGAAACGCCGTAATCGTACCGTAGAAAAATTTTTATTTACAAAACAATTAAAGGTTATCAAGGTAGGGGTGCCCCCTACAACCCCATAATGAATAATAATGAATAATAACGGAGTTGTAGGGCAAGCCCTAGGTTCTGCTTATCTACGTCTGCATGTACGTTTTCGTCTGCGACCACCTTTTACTGGCATAGGTATTTGAGGTTGTACCACTTGAGGCTGTACTTCATTCATTTGAGGTTGTACTTCAGTCACTTGAGGCTGTACTTCATTCATTTGAGGTTGTACTGATACTTCAGGAGCAACTTTTCGTGTAAATAAAGAATTATAACTATAATCTGCTGCCTGTTTTAATCTTTCAGGGGCTTTTACTACTGATGAAACAGTTGAATTTGCTAAATAAGATGAATTATTTACAATTCCTCTTCCAACACCAATATATCCCAATGCATCAGACCTTTCTGAATATTCTACCAATTTACGCAATGCTAAACGTATACTTTGTGCACGTTCCGCACATTTAGGACCACACTCGCTACCAAGTGTATTATCTAGTTGACGTATTTTATATGCTGTATTATGTAAAACAATTGCATTGATTAAAGAGGCTTCAGAATACCCAGATAAACTACCGAGGTCAGATACTTCAGCTTTTACATCTGGTAATTTATCAGGGTTTGCTTTTTTAAATTCATCTATTTGTTGAAATGAGCCTTTTAATTTATCTATTTCACTTTGAAATTCTGGTGATAGTGTATTTTGTACACCTATACCAACTTGTTTACTTACTTCTTTGCCTACTGATTTGAACATATCTAACATACCGGCACCGCCTTTACGATATCTTCTCGTTCGCATACATTAGAACAATATTTCTAAATCTTCCAACTTCCAATATTCTATCGGTCCATTCGGCAACGGCCTTTTGTAAATAAACGGAACCTTCTTTTGCTGCACTTCTTCCCGTGCAATCCAATAACTATCAATCGAATCCGTTTCAATAAACAGTGCCGCTCCTTGTTCAATTTGGGTAGCTCTTATCCCAATCGAACGCGTATATTCATATTTGGTAAGATAAGGTAGACTGGTATGGTGCGGGTCTACAATCACACCATTTGCATCCCGCTGTATGCTACATAATGCCAACACTTCTTCATAAGGAATGGTTTGTTCTTGTGGATGGCATTGTACCACAAAATTCGGTTGCTTCAGCACCTTTTCAATTTCAGCCGGTTCTTCATAATCATTATCTTCGACACAATACGTGTCTACATGTTCTTCCTCTTCTTCTTCTAAACTTTCCACGTCACTTTCTTCCTCAATTTCTTCATATTCAGGTTCTTCGTCACTCATTTGATAACTACATAGACATTATTTTTATATCAATTTTTATCCATTTTCCAAATGGTGTCACACTCTGGACATAGATATGCATAACTTAATTCCGTCTCATTGTACCGTACCTGGATAATATCTCCTTCTTCATGATTTTTACACGTTTCTTGCGGACACTTCATTTTCATGCGTGGTAACGTAGGGTCCAGTTTCGTGTATTTATGAATGACACTGGTATGCTGTTCCTTTTTTTGAAAGGACATGGAGCAGACGACGTTTGAGGTGGCATCTTTTTCAAAGCCGCACTTTTTGCACTGGAACATTAATTTTTCTTCCACATTTGTTAGAAAGAGCATATTTTCGCAAACCTGACAAAACTCCATAGTACTTGTAAAGAGATTTTACTTAAATCAATTTTTACGTTTAAACGCAACATTTCCATTATATGGTTATACTAAATGACCCTAGAGTTGAAAAAATTTGATATGCGTTCGATTAGTTTTCGCCCGAATGAAAACAAGGGTCCCGTGATTGTTTTGATTGGCCGTCGTGATACAGGAAAGAGTTATTTGGTAAAAGATTTGTTGTTTTATCAACAAGATATACCGATTGGCACTGTCATTTCAGGTACAGAAGCTGGAAACTGCTTTTATAGTGAACATATTCCTAAACTATTCATTCACGATGAATATAGTACAGGAATCATTGAAAATATTTTGAAGCGTCAAAAACAGTGCATGAAACAAATTCAAAAAGAAATGCTTACGTATAAAAAGTGTAACATTGACCCACGTGCTTTTTGTATCCTGGACGATTGTTTGTATGACAATGGATGGACGAAAGATAAATTGATGCGTTTACTTTTCATGAATGGACGGCATTGGAAAATTATGCTTATCATTACCATGCAATATCCATTAGGTATTCCACCAAATTTACGTACCAATATTGATTACGTGTTTATTTTGAGAGAACCTTACTTGGTCAATCGTAAACGTATCTATGATAATTATGCGGGTATGTTTCCTACGTTTGAATCCTTTTGTCAAGTCATGGACCAATGTACGGAGAATTATGAATGTCTCGTTATCAATAATAATGCAAAAAGTAACAAGTTGACAGACCAAATCTTTTGGTACAAGGCGGAACCTCATCCTACGTTTAAAATTGGGTCGAAAGAATATTGGGAATTATCAAAGAATTTGCCGGATGAGGAAGATACGAGTTATGACCCGAATGCAAAAAAGAAAAACGTACAGCAGATACAAGTCAAGAAATCAAAATGGTAAAAAATTGATATG